TCAAATGGTTTATTTTCTAATTGCCCTAAATCCACTGTGTGTTCTTCTCCTTCATACTCAAAATTATAATCAGGTCCATATCCAAGTACACGAGCTGCTACCATAATAGCATTTTTATCACCAACTATTAAATTGTCATAATCAATTTCAGTTACAATTAAGGATTTAAGTAATTTATCAATTGCTACACCTTTTTTAATATAAGACTGGTTCATAAGAATATCTTCTTCTTTAGCTGTCATATATTTCATTTCAATAATTCCAGATGATAAGGGGCTTTCTTTTGGATAAACTAATCCTTTAGAAGGTAATTCAACTTTTTCAGTTGGGGTAGTAAATTCACTCATAATTTTTATTTAAAATAACTTATTGTTTGATATACATATATTAAATAGAAGTAATATTATCATCTCCTACAAAGAAAGCTTTAACTGCTGGTACTTTTTTAATTTCTTGTGCAATTTCCATCATTTTTGATCTATCAAATCCACCTTTTGTTATAAATGGGTAACCATCTACTTTTACACTTAGTATAGCTTTAAACTTGTTTAAGTTTTGATCACCATATGCAAGTGGTTCTTCAGATGATATAACTGTAATTCCCGGTATTGCTCTAATATCAGAATATATTTCTTTTTGAGGACGTTCTTTAATGTCGGTAATTAAAGTACCTACCATTTTAAACTTATCTTGATAGTCCTCGTTTATAGCTTTTTTTAGCTCTTCTTTTACTAACGTACGTAAACTATTATATTTCATTTGTGTGTATATGGTATAAATATAGTAAGGTCTAATTAGATAACCAAGGAAAAATAAAAGCTCCACGTATTAAGTGAAGCTTTTAAATATATTTTTTAATCCTAATTTTAGTAATTCAATATGCAGTAATCTGGTTGTACTTCAACTGTCATATTAACTAGTGTTCCATCATCTTCCCAGTTGTAATCTCCAAAGTTAGCACTTGTAATAACTGCACCTTTAATGATCCATTCTCCAACAACATCTCCTACAGGACCTAAAGTATGAAAAGTAACATCTTTTTTATAAAAATCAGAATAACCATCTCTACCTGTTACAGATTCATGTCCTAAACGTACCCATTCCATTACTGCCTGTGCTCCTGAAGGGGTGATTGCTTCATACATTGTAAATGTAATTGGGTTCCAAATTGTTTTACCTTTTACATAGCGTTGTATATTGATATGATTGAGTGGTACAGCAGTTTGAGCTAATGAAATTGCAGACACTCCTTTTACTAAATACCCAGGTACTCCCTCAAGAACCGAGATATAAAAACGGTTAGTTTGTTTGGGTTCAAATGGGGTAAAGAACATCTCGTTAAAATCTAATATAGGCATTTTATGTTGTTTTTAGTGTTTTATTATAAATATTTAATTTTTTATTTTTTTAACCTGGGAATTCAGCTCCTGTTGGTTGTAAAATAAAATCTAATGATATGAATTCAGCAGTTCTTGTAGGTTGAATATAAATTTGTCCAACTAATTGATTTCTGTCTATTATATCAGGTCCATTATTTGCATCATCCATTTTTACTTGGAAAGCATATAAACCCTGTTTTTGTTGAATTCCTTCTAAATATGGATTAATTTTTGCAAGGAATGACCCTCTAGTTACAATTGTATTTTGTTCAAATACCACAGTTTCTGCTATTTGAGAAATGTAATTTTTAAGTTCAATTAATAAACGTCTTACATTTACTCTATCAAGCGCAGAAGCCTGTTTTTGAAGTGTTTTTTGTCCATATACTACAACCCCTGTTCTAGGTAAAGTTGCTAATGGGTTAATATTTGATTCATATAAACTATCTCTATTTCCTTGTGATAACTTATATTCAGCACTTACAACTGTTGATAAACCTCCTCTATTAATACCTGCGGGGGCAAACCAAGGTGCTGCAACTTTATCGTTAAAAGCATAAACTCCTGGTATCATTGTTGAAGCAGGGACAAATACTAATTTTCCTGTTGATGGGTCTGAAATTCTTACCCAAGGCCAGTAGGTAGCAGCATATGAAGTATCTCTACTATTTGCTTCTCCTATTGCTGTTGTAATAGTACTACCATAATTTGTTGTATCAAATACAAGTAAATTATCTCCTCTATTTTGAGTATTAGTTATAAGACTAGATATTTCAGTGTTGTGTGATTCATCTGTTAATCCTGGGGTGAATAATACGTTAAATTGGTATGTTTCAGAATTACTTAATAATGAAATTGCTGTAGTGTAGTTATCACCTGTTAATCCTTGTGAATCAGTAGCATTTATATTTTGATAAAATTGTCCTGCTCTAGCAGGAAATGGTGTACCTTCTGCTCCATTAAATGAACCAGTACTTGATAGTGGGATTGATCCAGTATAAGCATCTTTAGCTATTCCATTTGAATCTAAATAGTTTAAAGTTGGTGTATCTACTGATTTAACTCTTACAAATCTTGAAGCATTAGTATATGATCCTGTTGTTGTAAGTTGGTTGTTAACTGAGTCGTAATTTTGTTTTTGGTCTCCAATTATTTTAGCTATATATTTTTCAGAATTTGGGTCAAGACTTACACCATTAAAACTTTCTAATACTATAGTTTTATTGTTTATATCATCTCCTCTTCTAATTAATACATTAAATGTACCAGAAGCAGTATTTGGGGAAGAAATTTGCCATCTTACATTATTTTTAGTTCCTGTTGAAAGTGCTCCCCCTGTTCCATCAGTGCCCGTATTCATTAAATCACCTTCTCCAAGTGTTTCTAATACAAAGGGTGTTGTCGAAACTTCATTTGTAATGGATGAAGTAGCAGATGTGTAAGATCCAGTAACTACTCTAGTTACTAATAAGGAAGTACCACCATAATTAAAATAATTATAAGCAGCAATTGAAGTTAAATAAGAATAATTTCGACTTCCACTTTCAACTACATCACCAAACATAGTAGTATATTCAGAATATGAAGTAACTTTAGTAGGTATTAAAACGGGACCTTTAACTGTGGGTCCTATGATAGCTGCGCCTGCTTGGACTGGTTGGGAGGTTAAAAATGTATTATCTATTTCATTTAACTTCGCTCCAGGAGATACTGTAAAATTTGCCATTTTATATTTTTATTATAAATATTAATTATTTTTTTAAAATTCTATTACTAAGAAGGAAAAGTTGCTCCTGTTGGTAATATATTAAAGTCTAGTATAATAAATTCAGCAGTTCTTGTAGGTTGTAAATATATTTGACCTACTAACTGGTTATTATCTATTACATTAGGAGTATTATTTGTTTCATCTATAACAACTTGAAAAGAAGTTAATCCTTGTTGTTGTTGAACTGTTGATAAGTATGGGTTTATTTCTGATAAGAAGTTATTTCGTGTTGTTTCTGTATTTTGTTCAAATACAAATCCATCAGCTATTTGTGAAATAACAGTTTTTAATTCAATTAATAAACGTCTTACATTTACTCTATCAAGTGATGTTTTTCTTTTCTGTAGTGTTTTTTGTCCAAATACAACAACTGCTGATCCACCAGCTGTTGGTAAAGTTGCAATTGGGTTTACTTTATTTTTATATAAATCATCCCTATTACCCTGAGTTAGTATTCTTTCTGTTTGTATAACAGTAGGCATTACACCTCTATTTACACCTGCGGGAGCAAACCATGGGTATGCTATAATATCATTTTGTGCATATACACTAGGTATCAATGTTGAAGGTGGAACCCAAGCTTGTGTAGCAGTGTTTGGATCAAGTGTTTTTACCCAAGGCCAATAAGAAGCAGCATAAGAAGTATCTCTTGTTCCTGCTTGAGTTAAAACAGGAGTAATATTAGAATTATATCCTACTAAATCAAGTACTGTCATAGTATCACCTCTTTCTTTTACCATCGTAATTAATTGGGATATTAGAGTAGAATGACTACTAAAACTGTTAATTATACCTGGGAGGGTAATGAAATTATATTTATATGCCTCTTTATTACCTAATAAAGAAATTGAAGTAGTATAATCACTTGCTTGAAGGCCCTGAATATTGTCAGCATTATTTATGTTATTATAATATAGTCCTGCTTCTCCAGTAGGAATATTAGATCCTTTACCATCTCCAAAAGAACCACTTGAAGCAACAGGTAAAGAACCAGTAAATTCATTTTTTACAGCACCATTATTATCAAAGTATTCGGGTGTAAGATAATTTACTTGCTTTACTCGAACAAATCTAGATTGTATTGGGTAATCACCTACTGTTTGAAGATAATAATCACTTCCATCATTTGCTACTTGTTGGTATTGGTTACCTATTACTTTTTCAATATAGTTAGGAGAATAAGGGTCTAAAGATAAAGGACCCCAGGTTTCTAATATGGAAGGGAAATTAATATTATCATCTCCTTGTCTAATTACTAAACTAAAAGTACCATCACTAGTGTTTGAATTAGTAACTTGCCACCTAAAATTTTCAGTAGAACCACTTAATAAAGTATTATTTGTACCTGTAGGGCCTACACTATTCATTATTTCCCCTTCAGAAATGGTTTCTAATATAAAGGGTGATAAACCTGTAGTAGGACCATTTGATCCAGTTGGTATTAAAGAACTAGTAGCGGGTGTCCAAGCAGTAGTAGTACTACCACTTACTACACGTGTAACTAATAAAGAAGTACCACCTGATTGGAAATAGTTATATGCTGATATTGATGTAAAGTAGGAAAATGTTTGGCTACCACTTTCAAAAGAAGTACCAAATTTAGTAGAATAATCACTGTAAGAAGTACATATGGTGGGGATGCCTATTTTACCTCTTACTGTTGGTCCTACTATAGCTGCACCTGCTTGTATTGGTTGTTCAAGTGTAAAAGATTGATCATTTTCATTAGCTAATACACCAGGTGATATAATAGTTTCTGCCATTTGTTATAGATTATTTTGTTATAAATATAGCATATTTTAAGTTAAATTAATCTAACTTAGTTATTTCACCTGTTTCTGGGTCGATGTTTGATTTTCCGTATTTTTCAAATATAGAATTTGTTAAGTTTTTTTCTTTTTCTGTTAATTCATCTAAAAAAGATTTAGCATTTGTATGTCTTTTTTCTATTTGAAGTTTTGTCATTTCAATTTCACCTAACTCTACTATAAGGGATTGGGTTTGGGATTGAATATCTTTTAATGTTTGTAACTCTTCTTTTGTTAAAAACTTTTTTTGATCAGTTGGGGTTTGATCTGTTGTAACTATTGGCATATTTTATTTAATTTATATTGGTTCATCTGAGGTCCAAGCGGATCCGGTTAATATATTTAAAATTTCTGGGTAGTCATAGGGTCCCTCTTTAGTAGTTAAAGCATCTACTGAAGATGGTATTGTTTCTCCTTCCCATTTTACAAATGTTTGGGAGCCAGAAATATTTAGTCTTACTGTTTCAGATGAAGTTTCTAATACTTGGTTAAAATCAACATTTTCAAGTTCAGAAACATCAAAAATCATAAAGTGTCTATTGTCAAAAGGTGAATGCATATTATTTTGTTTATAAATATTTAAGAGGGTATATCTGTTGATCTTGAATTTTCATCCATATTAAATCCTATTCCATCATTATTTCCGTTAGCATCTGGTATTGGGTTCCATTCTCTGCCATTCCAAGTTGCATTTTCGCCCATTCTCCACCAAGAAATTAAACCACTTATGTTTGAAATATCGTTAGGTACTCCACTATTGTAAATGCTTGTTATATCACTTTGTGATAACTCTGAATTAAAAATACTTAATTCGTCAATTAGCCCATTTGCGTATGTAGTAGTATATTTACCTATTTCAAATGATGCATTTGTGTTGTGCATTGCCGTATAACTTCCAACACTTGTACCGGAATTGTCTACTCTAATACCATTCAAATAAAGTTTTATGCCACTTGTATTTGAATTTCCGTTATACGTTCCAACAATATGAATCCATTGCCCCTCGTAAGATGTCAATGCAGTAGTATAAAACTTTCCAATTTTAATACTTGTTGTCTCATCATAGAGTTGAAAAAATAATTGGTCTGCTCCCGATGTAAATAATCCATACTCATTATTAGTTGCACTATTATCTGATTTAAACGCAATTCTAAATGTAGTTGCGTCAGTCATTTTAATCCAAGCACTAATACTGAAAGGCGAATCCGTTAAACCATCTCCAAAACTTAAATCATCTGCATCATTTATTGAAATATAATCATCAGTTCCATCAAACTCAAATGAATATGTATTTGTAAATGAAGAAGCACCTGCTTGTGATATTATTCCTAAATGTGTTCCTATTCCCATTTTGTTAGCTTAAATCCCCAATTAAATCCCATTCATTATTCCCAACATATTTTAATGTTGCTGCTGAAAATTGTCCTGTTAATTTAAGATTACTATTTTTAGAATTTAATGTAACTCCACTACCTGTTTCAAATAGAACATTGCCTGTTGAAGAGGTTTGGAAAAACTCAAATTCTGATCCAACGGTACAAGATACAGAAGCAGTAACAAATATTGAACAAGTTATATTTCCACCTGCTCTATAATATCCACCTGCTGTAGCATTACTTGCTGTAAAGGGGTTTAAAGAAGCTGTAAAGATAGGGCGATAAATATTTGTTGCTTCACCTATTAATTTACTTCCACTAATAGTTCTAAACGAACCAGTAATATCTGAGTTTAATATAATACCACTACCACCACCTAGGGCAAGAGCTGGGGTAGAGGATGGGTAGATTGCTAAAGAATGAGGGGTAGAAGAAGTATCAACTTTCATTACTCTTTGGCCATCGACTCTATACTCGTTAGCACCTATAATTGCACTTGCTGTTATTGAACCTGTTACATTTAAAGATCCAGATATTGTAATATCATATGCATCTATTCCAGTAAACGCATCTACAGATTGGGTAACATGGTAGGCTCTAACGGTATTTCCCGTAGTTATTCCTGTTTTATTTAGTGTTTTTGCCATTTATTGATTTTGATTTAAATTTGAAATATTTATAGAGGTTTCTGTTCCTACAATTATTTGTGATTTACTATTGTATTTTTTAATAGATGATATTTGTTTTTGAACATTGTCTGGTATAATGTAGCCAAACATATCTATTGAAAAAGTAGATTTTACTAATCTATCTTGTCCATCATTTAATTCTACAGTTGTTGCATATGAATTTATAGAAGCTTTAAATTTAAAGCGTTCAGGATCACCCCAATATGAATCAGAAGCATAATTTATTGCTTCAACAATTTTATTTAATTGATCTATATAATATGTTTGGATAGTACAATTATAAGTTAATTTAACATAATCAGGAATTACATTAACTATATACTGTTCTACAGGTTTTCTATTTGTAAGAACACTAAAATTAGAATATGAGTTTTGAGAATTATAAGGTTTTTTCCATGAGGCATATAGGTTAGGAGTATTACCGTCTAGTTTATTTCCTGCTGTTCTTAATTTATCTAAAGAGTCACGTTTAAACATAATAATAGGAGCCATAATACGACCTCTTTTATCTTTATAGTAGCCATCCTTTTGAGCTGATTTCCATCTTTCAGGAGCACCATAGATTATAGGCACAGCAATTCTTTTACCATTTTGTACAACAAAAGGACGTATTACTTTTTGAAAATAATACATTATAGATTCATCTATATCTTGTAACCCAATTGTAAATGGTTTTGTTTTATCACCTTTAAAAGATAACTCATTAGATCTGTTATGATCTAAACCATTTTGTTCATTTTTAGTAAATTGTTCAAATGAGTTTGGAATGTTTGGATTTCCTAAAGTTTCTCCAGTTTCAGGAAAAATATAAGGTTCTTGTTGAGAACGACTAATTTCCTTTTGGCTTTTTGGGACAGGTTTTCTAGATTGGGGCATAGGCTATAGTCTTTCTTTTGTAATTTGTACTTTATCAGCTGGGGTGTAATGGCTAGTGCAAATAATAGAAATATTAGAGCCAAAATTGTCTAATCCAGGATTAAGTGGGTTTTGACTATATGGGTATCTTGGGTCTTTACCAACAAATAATTGGTTATCTTTAACACTATCTACTTCAAAATATGACTCGTAATACATTATAATATCTCCAGGTTCCATTACTACACTAGCATCAACTAAATCATCTCTAAAAAATCTAAATTCTACATCTCGTGTATAATCAACTCCCATATCACTAGAGTTGTATGTTTGGTCACCTCTTTCAAGTAATACATTTAATAGAACAGGTTCCTGATAGTATTTAGCTCCTGAGGATTCGCCATATATATTTACTCTGGTTTCTTCTATATTTAATTTATAAACAGCACATTGTTGAGTGATGATATCACCCATTAACTCTCGGTTAATACTTCTTACTAAAGAAACGTCGCGTTGTGTGCCAAATAATGCCATATTATCCTATAAAAATTGTCATTGGAACATCACTAATTATTTTGTTTTGTGCTTCACCTTCTGCAGCTTTTTTCTCGAGTAATGTTTTACGAGAAGTTGTATCAAAGTATGCTCTTAACCTTTCTATTAATGCAGTTTTTTCTGAGGTTGCTGCTGATATTAGGTCGGATTGATTTAGAGTTACTTCTGATCCTGGTATAGGTATTTGGGAATATTTTCCTCTAACATATCCTAAAATTTCTTTAACAATTGCTAAACTATATTCAAAAATCCACTGTCTACCAATTGAGTTAATACGTGTATAATTGGGATTTTGATATGGGACATTAGAGGCGTTGGTTATAATTTCTCTGCCGTCTCTATCATAGTAAGGATTGTTCGTTTCTTCTAGTTTAACATAATGGAAGGACATATATGTTATAGCAGTATTGTTAGGTATTGGGAAAATCCTTAATTTATTGTTAACTAACTCAAAGGTATATTGTGATTTTCGGATTTGATCATTTAATTCAATTGCTTGTATTTTAGCTAAATCGTAATTAATAGGCATTAACATAAAATTAATAGCTGGTGAAAATGATCCCCAACCAAAAGAATCCATCATTTGTTGCATACCTACACCTGTACCCGCATATGGGTCAAAATATCTTGTAATTGCAGGAGGAGTTTCATAAAATATTCTTTTTAATTCTATTCTACCTTCAATACCTGAGCTTGAAGCCCACTCATTCATATCATATTCTTGTTTACCTTGAATAAGTGGTAATGAACCAGTATAGTAAGTTACATTTCCACCTACTCCTGCTTCTACTCCGTATTGATTTGAAAGTCTAACTACTTCTGCTAAATTTTCTTGAGGTAATTCTTCATTAGCAGGGCCAATAGAGGAAGTAGCACCTTGAAATGTTAAAAGATTATCTGCTACTTGATAAGCATATAACTCATTTCCATATGTTGTAACTGCTTCTTCAAATGCAGTATAAAAGTTTATATCTTGCAATTCAACTTCTACAAGGGGGTATCCTAAACGTTGAGCTGCGAATCTAGCGAATTTATCCGTATCTTGTTGAAATTGAAAGTCATTGTCATAAAATCCAAAAGGTGTGTCACCTGGGAAGAAGCTACTTGAACCAGGCCATATAGGAATATTTGCCATATTAATATTTTGTTATAAATATTGGCAAAGAATTAGAGTTCTATAAGTATTGTATTATTAGGATTAATAAGAATATTACCTTTATTAGTTGTGTATATCTTTTTAGAGGATCCACCACCTTGATTTAAAGTATAAGTTTGAGGTGTACCAAATCCAGCATTTAATACCCCTTCAAATGTGTTATACCCATCTGCTTCTATAGTAAGTGTGTTGTTAACTGTTGTAGCCCCATTAATAGCTAGTTCACCATTTGAATCTGTTGATCCTGTTATAGGACCACAATACCCAACTAAGGGAATATTTGCTGTATAAGTAACTGATGCCCCAGAGATAGCTTGGCCCTCTTTGTTGGAAACTAATAATTTACCTGTAAATACAGAGTCTGCATACACTGTTAAACTTTTTAAGTGTAGCTCCTCTTGTTGAATTGTTATACCATATAATGCTAAACTCATAGTGATCCTGAAATATTATTCCTTAATGTTAGTCTAAATTGTAAATATCTAGCAGTAATAGGAGATAAACTTCCAGAGTCAAATCCAGGTTGTCCTGATCCAGTACCATTAATGTCTATTTTAGGTTGAGTTCCTAATTCAAATAGTTTATAATCTGTAGATATAGGTGTAGAATTTCCATATTTTAATTCATATTGATATTTAACAGGAGTGTGATTTAAAGCTCCAGAAGGGTGAGTAGCTAAAGCCATAGTATTAGGATCTGTTGATCTCCAATTAAATCCTATTCTTCTAATTGGTAAAGATGTTCCTAAATCTAATACAGTAGTTGTAATACTACCGCTTTGAGGATCTCCAGATCCTGAAATATAAAACCCTGCTCCTGATTCAGTAATATTTGTCCAAGTAGCTCCTCCATCTGTGTGTAAAATATTTGTTGAGTCTGCATTGTACCCAAAACTAGTTGCAGGGCCCATATTAGCTTGATACTTTTGTTGTGGTAACATATCTGAGTTGAAATAAGGAGCATTGTCTGCTGTAAAAGTTGCTAAATCACTTGATAAACTATCTGAACCTGATAGGTTATCATTCATAGACATTGAAAATGTAGTTTGTCTCCATTGAGTTGAACCATTATAAAACCCAGCTGAACTTCCTAATTCCTGGTATCTTTCGGTAAAAAAGGAAACAGGTTGAGTTCCCAAACCACTATCATAATCATTCCATGTAGCCCCAGGAGAGAAAAAACTTTGATCGAAACCACTACCTCTTCGCATAATACCTGCATTATAAGTTCCATTAGTTGTAAAATACCATATACATCTTCTAGTACTACAATAATACCTTGTAGGGGATATAATTGACCTAGAATTATAAAACATACATTCTATAAATGTGTAATAATATCCTGATCCTCCACCTCCATAGTCAATAAAAGTACAATTATCATATGTAGAACTATATGAACTTGTATTATAACCATGAGCCCCACTAAGACCTAATATAGTACAATTTCTTATAGAGCTAGGTTTACTTGCATTTGTATTTCCAGAAGAAACATATAAATAATTTCTAAAAGTAAAATTTTGTATAGTAGCAGCATAGCAGTTATAAAAACCATAATTGCCTGCTAAACCATCTCCATCTAAAATAGCATTACCATCCCCTATAAACCAAAAACGATAAGAAATACTTGAAGATATAATGTTTTCATTATAAACCCCTGTTCCTACTATAATTTTTTTCATTGTTGTGTCACCTGCAGAAATAACAGCTGCTACTGCAGCATTAATGGTTTTAAAAGGGGCATCGGCTGTGCCTGCGTTAGAATCATTACCATCTATTGCTGATACAAAATAATCTCCTGTTTGTGTGAATGAATTTGCCATATTATTTTAATTCTTTTGATAGTATGTTTGAAACACTCTGGATAATAAAAGCAGATGGGGTGTTTAATGGATTTTTAAAAGTAAATATTGTTTTGTAAATATAATTATAAGTATCATATCGGGTATCAGTATATGTTTCACTATTTACTCTTTCTATACCGTTATTATTAATGTCTTTTTCAATTTGAGGTTCTATGTTTTCTAATAAATCATCTGTGTATTCATTACATTCTTCAGATTGTTCTGTTATATCTAAAGATGTATTCCATGTTGACCCATTAGGTAATTCTATTAATGCCATAATTAACTTTGTATTATTTGTGTAACTAAACTTGCGCTATATGTTAGAGTATATAATTTATTAACTCCATCTGACCCAGTCACGGATATTGATAGAGGGTTTCCGTCTTCAAATGAACCGGAATATATTATATTAGTTATTTGTTGTGTTGATCCAAAAGATTGTGTTACTTGTATAACATTACTACCACTATAAACCATGCTTGCTGTGGTAAATAAAATGCGTGTTGTTCCTGCAGTTTCGGTTCCTGAGGATTGGATTATTCCACTTGAGCTTATGTTAGAGGAAGCAGTAATAGGTTGGCTAATTAATACACCGTCTAAATTAAATTCAACTAAGTTTTTTTTATTGTTAGATGATGTACCATTTCCTATAATAACTAAAGAACTAGTATTAGTTTCATTATAGTGGCCCATTGTATGTTGATAGTCACCTTCTGCAATTGTAAATTTACCTTGTGCATGAGAATAACTTCCTCTTGCTCTAGAAGCAAAACCCTCAGCATGTGAAGCTATACCATTTGCTTGTGTTTGCCAACCTTCAGCATGAGAATAAGAACCTGATCCACCTTGTGCTACAGCACCATATTCATTAATTTTTCCTGTTCTTGTAAAATAACCCTCAACATGAGAAGCATATCCACCAGCTTGGTTAAAATAACCTTCAGCATGGGAAGCTCTACCATAAGTTTTATTGTTTGATCCTTCAGCATGTGAATAGTATGCTTGATCATAATTATATCTTGCAGATAAAACAGCTGATGATGAAGCAGCAGGAAATACATCACCATTCCCAAATGTAGCAGTTGTTAAAGTACCTGAAGATGTAATAAAAAATGGGACTGTTATAGCTTCATCATTTTGAGAGACAAATCCTTGTGATACTGTTCCTGAACCTGTATAGGCATATAGTAAGTTATTTGAAGTATTGTACCATACATCACCATTGTTTATATCACTCCCAGGATCACCCCAGTTTGTAGTAGGTTCAGTAAGAGATGAGGTAAATAAATGTTGAAATTCACCACCACCTTGGGTATTTACTCCTTCAGTATGGGTATATCTTGAATTTGCTATAGTTTCTCTACCAGCAGCACGTGCGGCAAATGAGGCTTTAGTTTTTGAACCAAGAGCAAACCCATAAAAACTAGCTGATGTTTCTTGCCCGATAGCAAATCCATGGTTTCCATAAACAAAAGCACTTTCTCCAAAAGCAAAACCATAAAATGAAGATGATACTTTACTTTGATATCCACCTACAAAACTATAATCACTATCAACAGTAAGAATATTTTCTCGACCAACTACTGTTGACCAATTTGAACTACCAGTGTTGTATCTACCATTTACATAAGTTGCGCGTCCTGTTAAAAGGTTACTTTCTCCTGCAATATGGGAATATATACCAGAAACGGTATTGTTATGTCCTTCAGCATGAGAATAATCTCCTATTACAACATTAGATCTACCTTCAGCATGGGAAGCTTGTCCAATAGCTGTTGTAAACCATCCTTGAGCATGAGAGTAAGACCCAGAGGCATTAACTCCATTTCCTTGTTCTAAACTTTGAGAAGTATATACAAATTTAAATTTAGAACTTGCAGCTAAATTATCATTACTATTATATTGAATTTCTTGATCATTTCCAGCAACTGATGAAGAGGGGCCTGTAGGTCCTATAGGACCAGTGTCACCTTTTTTTCCTTGTGGGCCTGTTGTTATTTCAACAGCTTGAATAGAAGGTTGGGTTACAGTAACATTATTTTCAGTATTAGTTACTATATTAATTTTATTTTCTGTAGATACGTTCTTTGCTGTTGCCATATACTAATAAATATTATACATAAGTAACATTAATAGTTTTACTTCCAGAAGCTATATATGAATTATCTCCGCTTGATGATAAAGGCATATAGAATGTTGTTGATCCAGAAACAAAACCGTATGGGTTTTCACCTTCTGGTGGGGTAAAGGAAGTAGTATATTTTACATCACTTGATACTCTTAAATGAGTTATATATGCTTTTAAATATTCAGGGAAATTTATATACCAGGGGTTTATGCCTGGGTATTGGTCTGTGCTAGCAGCAGTTGCATCGTGTTTTTGTCCATTAAAAAATATAGAAGGAGCATTGTTTTTATCCCATGTCATAGCTATATGAAACCATTCATTTTGTTTAATTAAAGATTGAGTTCCCCATATACGTTTTTGAACAGCAGCAGCACCTGATCCTGTAGCATTGTAATACCACATAATTCCATATAATGAATGAGATGGGTCATCTGGTCCTAAATTAATTGTTGTTCCTTGAGGGTCTAAATAATAATTAATACTCCAGTTTCTGTTTCCTGAAAATGAATCAGTAGGGGCTTCTCCTTGTCCTGCAACTACTACTTGAGAAATAAATTTTCTATATTCAGGGTAAGGAGTAGGGTCATATTGAACAGTAGGGTCATCTTTCATATTAATAAAATCCCACCCATCAGTTTTTATATAAAATTCTAATGTACCTGATACATTACTAAATAATTCTGTATCTCCTGATGAAGAAAGTATTCTTAGTGTACCTGATCCACCTCCTGAAATACTTCCACTAATTAAAGATCCTGTTATAGTTCCTAAGTTAGGGTAAGAAGGAGGTACTACTTTAATATCATCGTAAACAGTATCACTAGTAGTAGCATTTAAAGAATCTAAAGGGTCAAACCAAAAACTACCACTATTTAAAGTAAAATAGGGTGGCATACCTGAGGAGGAGATTAAACTAGGATATCCAATAGGCTCAAATGACCACAACCCTGTTGCTTCTCCTGATAGATCTAATGTACCCGAAACAGGGTTACCTGTATAAATACTTCCTGTAGGGTCGTATAAATAATGGGAATATTCTAAAAATATAGAAGGATTTACTGAAGAAGTTACATTAAAAAAATGTTTATATGAAGGTCTAATATATCTAGGCATCCAATAATCATCATTTCTAAATACTACTGAGGAAGTAGAGTCGGTTATTAAAAATTGGTCTCCTTTGCTTCCAGGTTGAAATTTATATACAAATGTTTTAGAAATAGGGGAACCTAAATCTTTAGTAATGTTAAGTTTAATAGCAGTGTTAGGAGTTGTAGTATTTTGATATACAGGAATTGGATCATTACCTGCCCATAATCTATTTGATGGAGTAGATGGATCTTTTAAAATTTTAAAAGTAAGGGATCCTTGGGTAGTATCTGTAGATATGTTATCATCGTCATCATTTGTATCTTCTGTTATATCTGAGGATACTTGGGTATAGGTTATTATGCCTTTTTGGTTATTGCCTTTTTTAATAAAAATGGGGTCATCATTTCCATAATCTTTAAAAGTAACAAATGAAGATATAGGTTTACTACTAGCACTAAGTTGTGATATTACACTCATTTGATAAGGCATACCACCTAGTGTAGTATCAAAAGTTGAAAAACCTACATTAGTTGTTGTTCCATTGTTTGTATTATAGTTAACATTTTTTCCTCTAAAGTTATAATCTATAATTTGACCTTGAGATAACAGATTTGTATTATTATATAAAAATAAATCATATATTCCAGATATTCGTATAAGTGGGTTTTTACCCATTTTTTGGTTTTTAAAGTATTCCCCTGTACGAAGAGCCATTTGTTTAAATATGTTATCTCCTGTTACTTCCCAAGCATTAATTATAGACCCAACATCTGTATTTGTTTTATATGTTGTACTATCATAAGCCTTATTTTTGGTTATATAAAGTTCAGTATCGGGGTCATAAGTTAAAGGTCCATTTCCATCTTCCCCATTTTTAGATTGTAACAATTTTAACAATATATCATAATCTCCAGTAAGTTGGTATGTATTAGCTATTGCTTTAAGAGTAGGTAAATTTCTAAATACCCTTGCATCAGGGTCTAAATGATTCTTAACAGCTTCACCGTAATCTACAACAACATCTTTTGATCTTCTATTTCCTGTAATTTGATAATCCCAAATAAACTTTAATATGGAAGTAGTAGTAGCTAAATTATAGGCAGAATTTGTTTCCCAATACCAAGGAAAATTTGATTGTGGAGAACTACCCGCAACAAATGCTCCTTTTAATTTGCGATTAGAAGTGCCTACAGGTTCATCTAAATTACATACATAATTATCTCTAAATGCTCTTGTTGAGTTTTCAGCAAATTTTCTTACTTCTCTTCTTATAGTTTCATTTCTATTTCCATTTCTAGCGGCAAGCAACCAAGCATCATGTAATAAAGTATAAGTTAAACGATATCTTCCTGTGTAAAAGTAAGCAGGTCCTGCATAGTAATCAAAAAATGTATTATATCTAGTACCTGGTACGCTGCCTGTATAAAGTGATATAGTTCCATCTAAAAATTTTTCTGCTAAATCAAAACTAGCAGAATCGTAGGGATACAACTCACCCATAGCTTTTGAATCATATAACCAATCTGCATCAACAAAACCATAGTCAGGGTTTTTAAGTTTATTTGCTTCAGCAGCAATAGATGAAGTTGATGGTGATGAAGGTATAGGTAAAAGTAATAAATTAGTTGTTTTTGACCAACCAAAAGCATCACTTGATGCGGCAGCAAAAGAAGCAGATGTTATACCATTATAAGGTAAGTAACTAGCAGCATCCCATCTAGTATATAAAGTAGAATTTCTAAAATCTATTTCATCTCCACTATTTGGAGAAAATAACATTAAATTTAATTTATCTCGTGTTACAGAAACCTCTTTAGGGGCTTGTCTTGCAGCATCTTGTATACCCCAAATTAAACCATTGTTATCACTTTTATATCCAAACCACTCACCTATAGAGGCAGTTAATGATGAAGTAACTGCTGCTCCATTTTCATATATTGTATAAAAAGGTTCTTCTTCATTTCTTCCAAATGTTGGATAGGAATTTTGTAATATACTTGAGGTTAATAAAGTAGATAAACTAGTTTCTTTTACACTTTCTAAATTAAGGGAAGAAGTATTAAATAAAGAAGTAACAGAAGTTGGGGTAGATGGATTAGTTGTAAATTCCCAACCCATTTCACTAAACCAAATATTGTTTGTATTTTGTGATATAATTAATGTATGGGATATATCCACCCCATTTATTCCTTTATGGCTTTTTAGACGTGTAATATGTTTAGCTACACGTGTTCCCCCATCAGTTATATAATCACCTTCTATTTTAACGCATGATGATATAGGACCAGATGATTCAACTGTAATTTCAACATCATTAGAAGATTGTGCTATTTCATTACTAGCAGTTAAAGCATTATTACTAATGTTTAAATATAATCCCTTAGCATTAGTACTATCAGCAATAATAGTTGAACCACTTCTAATAGTTTTAATTGGGGAATGTTCTTTAGCAAGTACAAAAGTATAATCACCTGCATTCATTTCCCATTCACTACCACTAGTTCTAACTAAAAATCCTGTAGATGTAGGTTGGTAGGGTCCATCTATAACAGCTTCTAATTGACTGCCTGAAGATATTGAGGTTTTAAATTGTACCCATTGTATTGATCCACTTGAAATCCAATTTCCAGTTGTTTCACGTTGATATTCAACTTGATTACCTCCAACATATTGTAATGTTACTTTATTTTCATCCCATAATTTTCCAGGTGCAAAAGGTATACCAAATACAACTGAAGAAGAAGGGGAGGTAGAGGATGAAGGGTGAATATCTATATTAAGTGGTATAATACTACCTGAGGTGTAAGAACTTGTAGGTTCAACTTCAAATTTATAAATAACAGAATCAACATATTCATTATCTTTTTCAGCTATTATTTCTAAAGCCATTGTTTTAGCACTAGGTACTTTTCCATTAGTTAATGGTTGTCTAGTGTCTACTTGTAAAAATACATCATCTGTTGAAGAAGTAAATTCTAAACCTAAAGCTAAATTAGAATACCCAGAAACTATCCTTTTAGCTTTAAAAGTATAATCTAAAGTACTACCTGATAGGTTGGAGGTATTTAATGCAATATCAAACCAACGATCTTGTGGTCTTGAGTTATTTTTATTTGTTTTTATAGTTAGAAATTCACCTGAAGATGAATTTAAGATATTTAAAGGAGTTGTAGTTTCTTGAGCAAGTTGATAATTTCCAACCCTAACTTCGGGAGAATCATCAAAAAAAAAACCTGTATTACTTAATACTAATATATCTTGACTTCCACTAAATGAAAGACTTGCACCTCCATATTGTGTTCCTATTATAGGACCTGTTGGTGAAGTAAGTGTTCTGCCTGATCCTGAGATAAAAGTAATATTACCAGTACCCAATTTTTGGTAAAAAGAATTTATACTACCATTACAAATAACATTAATATTGTTTGAACCATTATCTATTAATACATGCTTCCCATTTTGTTCTTCATCATTAAGTAAATCACTAGTAGAAAAAGAAGAGGTAGTAGTGTATAATAATTGATTAATAGTACCTGTACTTTGTGGGCCTGTATCTCCTTTAGGGCCTCTTGGACCCCCAGTATTTACTATAATAGTTCTCATATTCTAGTTACTTCTTTACTTAACCTAACATTTCCTTCTAATAATCTTACTGTGTAAGGACAATCACCACTGCCTGAGTATATTTCTAAGTCATATAAAGCTTCATTAAAAGTTAAAGCTGAGCTGGTGCATGAAGCAATATAAATACCAATTGAACCTGATGTTGGTGGTGTTGTACCATTTGATCCACTAAAATTAAGTCCTGTACCATCTGGGTTAAGTGAGGATGAAAGTGTTAAAAATAATTCACCGCTATTTTGAGCGTATGTAGACCTAATTTGAAGTCTACCTGAATATCCTGTAAGATCAATAGGAGAGTTGTTTGAATCTCTATATTGAATTTCAAAATTTGCTGTAGCGCCTTGTTCTATTACAAAAGAGTATCTTCCTGCAGACATATATTTTATTATAAATATGAAAAAATGTTAAAAAACCTACATTCCACTTAACATTTCAAATACTTCATCAATAGCTGGGTGTCTATGATTATCAAGTAGTATTCTTTTGTATACATAGCTTGAGTCTACTATTTTAGCCATGTCATGAATTGCTGAGTAGTTTCTGTCTTTTAGGTCAATTTGTTGGTTGTCACCACAGAATATCATGGTGGAGCCTTTACCTAATCTACCTAATGCCATTCCTAATTGGGAACGTGTTAGGTTTTGGAATTCATCTACTATAACTATAGAATTTTCAAATGTTCTACCCCTAAAATGAGCTAATGAAACTAATTCAATAGATTCTTCAGTTTCCATTTTTTCTATAATTTGGGGTTTGTTGTACACTTTTCGCATGTTTGAACGAATTGGTACTAACCACGGTTCCATTTTTTCTTTTTCTGATCCAGGTAAAAATCCGTTATCTTCAGTAGATACTGTTGGGCGTGTTATGATTATTTTATTTATCATTCTCTTAAAGAACATATCAAGTGCAACTTGACATGCTAGCATTGTTTTACCACTACCTGCTTTACCTACTATAAAATTATATGGATGGTGAAAAATTGCTTGTTTTGCAGCTTTTTGTTCATCAGAAAGTGTTATTGAAAATTTAACAGAACCCTTTGGTGGGATTTTTTCGGTATTTAATTTAGCCATATTATAACATTTGATTATACATATACAAAAAAAGCCTGGCTTTCGCCAGGCTAATTTAATCTTTATGATTTATTTTCTTATACAGAAGCTAAATCACTTACAAAGATACGTCCGAAGAATTCAGGTCGAATCATCTTCTTCGCGTAACGAGTCAAGAGACCTTTACGTGGTGTAAATGTATCTGGGTCGTACACTAGTGGAGTCATAATTAATGGAACATATGGGGCAAATACTGCTCCTGTTTCTAAGAATTGTGAACCTCTATAACCCATTAGGATTACATTTTCAGTCATGTATGGGTTCTTGTAAACCGTGTAACGGTTGTTCAAGTTACCAGACTTTTGGATACCAAATGCGTAAGACGCTTTTGAAGTATCACCGTCAGATGTTGAAGCAAATCCTGGGATTGATTCAAGAACTGTAGCAACGGATGGAGAACATACTAACCAGTTAGCACCACCTCTAAGAGTCTTTTGGTGAATCTTGTTAGATACTTTCTGCATCTTAGTTCCTAAAGTTTGGAACCATTGTCCTTGTGTGTTGTAGAATCCTAAATCTGTATCCCAAGCAGTTTTATCTGCGTTTAGAGTGTTATTATTTTTAGCACTCCAGTATTCATCAGCAGCTGATGCGTCTTGGATTAACATATCTAGGTTTTCTAAATCAATTTCTAATGAAATGTATTCACTCATAATTGAAGTTAATTCCGCTTCTGCATCTAATGATTGGTAAGCGTTCAAATCTTGAGCAAATTCTGGTGTCCATTGTGCTTTCAACTTACGAGTTTTAGCAACGATAGCTTCAGATTTCATTTTGATATCAATTTGTGGGATAGCTAATGCATCCGCAGAAGTTGATTCAGCATTTGGTCTACCTTGTCCTGCAGCATCTTCAAAATCACCTCTGTTATTATCAGCTGGTTGTAAGTTGTATGTAACAACAATACCTGGTGTTGCATCAATTACATCTGAAGCAAATGAAGATGAAGGTACGGAATAAACAAATTTTACAGTACCTCCTGAGACAGAAGTATATTGTGGTAAAATGTTTGCTGTAGTAGCAACTGAGGCTGAAGTAGCAGTAAATGCTCTAACACCTTTAAAATCTGGGTTTGTAGCACCAGATCCAGTTAATGAACTCATATCAACTGTTAAAGTTGAATATGTTACACCTGCAGCAATAGAAGCTGATTTTTCTGCTTCATAGTCTACATCTTCCCATGCAGCAGCGTTAGCAGATCCTACTAATGAAGCTGAGAATTGGTTGATTGAGTAACCAAATCTACCAGCACCATAAAGACCTCCTGATGGGTCAGCATTAGCACCTGGGTTTGTGTTACCATACATTGAAGAAGGTGAAGTATAAGCATCTCCAGCTGGTCCAAAGTTTAATTGCTTGTCTTGTCCATATTGGAAATCAAGGAAAAATACAAGACCT